AACTACATCTCTCTATGGGTCAACTAAGTCTTCATCTCAGTATGACGGTATGAAGCCGTTTTTGAGACATAATGGTCTGACAGACTCTAACTTTGCACCATTAATCAATGATGACAAGTATCGCCGTCTCATGACATTCTTTACTGAACGTAATGATGGTAAGTCTATCGTTGACCCACAGGCATCATCTAAAAAACTAAAAGCTCAAACTAAGATGGTAAGTATAATCAAGAACTCTCTCAAGAGTGTCGATGAGTCTGCATATAAAAAGTTCTGTCAGGCCTTCCTTGATGCAAAGGGACTTACTGAACAGAAACGTTCCTACTTCTCTACCTATGGATATGAGAATGTGCAACAGTATCTCAACCTTGAGACTGACACACTGGTCAAGAAAGAAAACTATGACCGTTTCAGTCTTGAGGGTGTGATAGAGTGGTGGCGTAACAAGGCATCCACTCGATACGAGACTCTAAAGAATGACAATCGTCTCAGAACAGAGGTGGAGTCTTGGAATGTTAATGCAGAAAAAATCGACATTATTCGATAAAAAACGCTTGACATTTTTTTCATAGTTTGATATATTATAAAGACTGGTCAAGTCATATTGTTTGAAGACCAGAGTAAAGCGTGCAAGACACAATGAAGTGTAGCACAAATTATAGGAGTATAAGTATGTCTAAATCAGATTTAGAAACATTGATGAGTGGGGACACATCAGTAATAAACCCCAACGGCCGTATTAATTTCACATTGAAAGATTTGTTGATGTTGACAACAAGTGGTCTTATTAATTTGAGTCCTGAAGAATATCAACGTTATTTTCGTGCAACATTAAAATTTTCACAACAATTAATAAAAACAATTTTCATTCCTAAAATTATTATTCCTGAGATGACGCTTCGTTTTGGTTGTGATATTCCACGAGACTATAAGTGCGAAGTAATGGATGGTCAACAACGTTCTACAAGTTGTAAACTTTTCTATGAGAATGGATTTCCTCTTCCTAATGATGAAGAACTTGCATGTGTTAGTTTTGATGATAATGATGAATTCACATATGACCTTCGTGGAAAGTATTTCAAACAACTTCCTAAAGTTGCAAGAAAACATTTTGAAAATTATGTTCTGACTGCACAAACTTATGTAGATATTAGTAGCGTTGAAGCTGGAGAATTATTCGTAAATATTCTTAATAATGTAACAAAACTTGAGGCCCAAGAAAAACGTCAGGCGATTTCTTCACCGATGTCACGTTTTGTTCAAGAGAAATCACGTTTCAAATCTTATCCAGTATTTAAGACGAAGGATAAGAATGACATGGTATTGAAATATCTGATTAAGGCTAAACACGAGAAACTCGATATTGATAAACACCTTGCCGAACTTATTTACATGACAACAACAGATGATTACAAGACTAAAGGAGTCACCAATAAGTGTATGGATAATTTTTATATCAGTCATGCAGCGAGAAAAGAAAAAAAATTCAATTCTCGTCACATTGATACACTTATGCGTTTCGGAAACCAAGCATTGCGAGGAGTTCCTCAAGCGCAACAGATGATTACACCAAAGTTATTTCGTAATTTCTGTGTTATTGTTTCTGAACATATCAAGGAAAAAATTAGTCTTAACCCGATTAATTTCATGAATGTTTATGTCCAAGCAGTTGAAAATCTTTCTGATAAAAGTTTACGGGCTAAAGACTTGTATAAAACACCATTCCAATTTAAATTGGGTGGAACTACAGTGACAGATACCGTTGATGCGTTGAATATGTTGCGAAACGAGATGACAAAAATTGGTTATGAATTTACTGAACTTGATAGTGAACGCACATTTAGTCGTGATGTTGTGAGAAAAGCGTATTATGAACAAGATGGTAAATGTAATATCTGTAGTGAAGAAATGCCTGAATTTGGTGAAGATATTCATGGTGACCATATTCTTCTTTATAAAGATGGCAATCCAACGATAGATGAAAATTGCGCTGCTGTTCACGCATCATGTAATTTTCGTAAAAGTGCTTGACAAAAAAAGAGGGGAGACCGAAGTCTCCCCTTAAAAATATGTGGTAGGTTATCCCTACTCTTATTTTTATATACCGACTTAGGTAAGAATGTTTCTTACACCAAAGATACGATAGTATTGGTTTGTTTTGACAGCAGCCAAACCATTTGAAGGTGTAGCACCTACGAATGGGTTTGACACCATACCGTAACGAGTTTTAAACCCGATACGAGGTTGGAAGTCATTTTCACCAACAGCTTTGACCATTTGCAATGGAACATATGGACAGTAGAAGACACCAGCGTCATAAGCGTTTGTGCCTTTATAACCTACGTTTACATAATCGTTCTGTGCATATGGGTCAATATAAACACGAATACGACCATTGAGTGTTCCGGCAAAGGTGTTACCTGTGTCGTCCACTGCGAGGTTTGTATTCAGAGCAGGTGTATAATCTAAGTTACCTGCACTCACGAGAGCAGTAGCAACGTCTGAAGAGACGATGATTACGTTACCCTTACCACGGCGTGTTTCTTTAGCAATGATGTTTGCTTCACGGTCAATCTGCACGATGAGACCTTTGAACTTCTCAACACTCCAACGACCATCCGCATCACTTGAAAGGTTAAAGATACCATTCTGTGCTGTGTTTGCTTGTTGTGCGCCAGTTTTGGCTTGTGTGTTGATTGTTCTGATAACTTCACGGTTGATTTCAGCCAAAATTTCTGTTGACAAGATGTTTGCCAATTCAGTTTCAGCGTCAAGTCCGTGAATTGCTTTCAGGTCTTGTGCGAGTTCGATGGTGTATTCTGCTTTCAGCGCACGAGACTTGGCAGTCACAGTTTGCTTCTCAATGGTGAAACCCATTTCGTTGAAAGAAGAACCGCCGTCACCGAGGTCTTCAGCAGATGTTGTTGGCATACCACCAGCGAAGATGCCAGTTGTTCTGTCACCTTCAGAGTCGATAAGACCATTAGCAGAATCAAAACCAGATGGGTTATCTGAGTCATGAGTTCCACCTGAGTCACCTGAGAAACGTGTCTCGGCTTCGTTGAAGAGAGCTTCACGAGCTCCAGTTGTGCCAGAACCGTAACGTGATTTCATCGCAAAGATGAGACCAGTTGGGCCTGTCATTGGTTGAACACCACACACATCATAGGCGATGAGGTTAGGCATTGCACGGCGAACCAGTGAAATTAATACTGGGTCAAAGTTAGCAACGGAGCTTGTATTGTTTGCAGAAACCTCTGTCAAAAAGCCTGCGGATGCAGATGCTTCTTCACGAAGAGCTTTCTCTTGGTTTTCCAATACAGCAGCCGTCACTGCTTTACGGTGATAATCAGAGATTTCACCAGCAGAAGTTTCATCCAGAACTGGACTCCACTTCTCAATCAAAGTGTCATAGGATACTTGCATTTTTCTTTTCCTTATTTGACGGTTTTACGGATTGCCTGAACGTATTTGTCCATAGAGTCAGATATTTCGACAGTGTTGTCAGTAGTATCTTCATCAAGGATTTCTTCGTCAGACGTTACTTGTTTTGTGAAGTATGACTCTTTTACAGTTTCAACTTTTTCAGCAAATTTCTCTTCACTGTCAAAATCAATATCTGCAAGGAGTGTTTTTAACTTCTCGACCTGAGTGTCTGCAAGGTCACGAGAGTTTTCACGAATGATTGACTCTCTTTTATACTCTTCCAGTTCACCAGTAGTGTCGATGACTTTCTGAGTAGTATCGTTGAGTTTAGTCTCAAGTTCTTCTACTTGTTCAGCAAGTTCATCTACTAGGTCAACTTTGGATTCTGGAACTTCAATGTAAGACTCCGTGAAGAGGTCTTTCAGTGAGGTCATAAAGTTTTCAGCAATTTCAGTGCGGAGACCGCTTTCGATTGCAACTTTATTTTCTTCCATCCAAGTTTCAACTACATAGTTAAGGTAGTTATCAACTTTCTCAACGAGCTCGGACTTAGTTTGTTCGATTTCGCTTGAAAGTTCTTCTTGATACTGTTCTTCTAAACGGTCTACTTCTTCAGACAATTTAGATTTTAGAGCAGTTTCAAACAACACAGCAGTTTTAGCTTTAAACTCATCACTGAGTGTAGCTTCAGACTCGACTAGTGCATCGAGTTCGGTTGCAGTGTCAACACTGGTTTCAGCGATGACTTCATCTTCTTCCATGTCTACCGACTCTTTATGATATGATTGATACATGCCTTCCACGTCTGCTTTAGACATGCCGTTCATCTTATTGAACATAGCGCTAATCATTCCTGCTTTTGTTTTAGGCTTCTTTTCGCCCTGATTTGCGACTCCGCCTGGTGCTTTCGCCTGTGACGTTCCATCGGCTGCTTTATCAGTTGCAGCGTTTGAATCTGTTTCGTCAGTTGGTTGTGCGTCACCAGCTTTGCCTTTAGCAGCGACACTACCATGTGCCGCCTCTCCGAGAGTATCTTCCACGATTTCGTCTGTTACTTCATCGTGGAGTTCAACTTCTTGATTTTCGTCAGTCATATTGACCTCCTACATGCTAGATTTTAGTAACGAGAGGAAATTCTTAAACTCTCGAACGCTTGTCTCATACAAGACAGGTTTCGGAGCAGTCTTAATTTCAGTCTCCATTATTTCAATTTCTTGAGGTTCTAAAATGCCATTATTCCAAACCCACTCAACACCTTCCATAATTCCATTAACAAATGCATTAGGTGCAGATGGGTCTTGCACTATGTCAACAGTGCTAAGAATAAAGTCGTCTTTGACGACCATCGTGTCATTTTGTCTCTCAAGACTACCCATACCACGAGTTGACACGCCTAGTTGCACACCACCATCGAGAAGACCTTTCACAATCTTACCCATCGGAGTATCCAATATTTGTGCCTTTCCTACCACATCATTACCCTGAAATTTCATTTCAGTGATGCGATGAGAAACTTTGTCCAGATTAACCGTTGGCCCTTCGGGGTGATTGAGTTCCCCAACCGCACGATTTTTCTGAATTTGTTCTTTGTCGTATTTGCCTATTGCCTTTTCCATAATTGGTTTAGGGTAAACACGGCCATTACGATTTTTTTTATCTGTTTGTGCAAAGACACCTTCGATGACGTAGTTCTTTTCGCCATCTGCTTTCTTTTCGATAATACACTGAAGTGTATCGTTTTCGGTATACTCAGTAATAAGTTTCATTACTTTAGTGCCTTTGTTACTTTTTGAGCAGATTGCTCTGCCTCTCGTTGTGATTTGAAGGAGTCTAATCGGTCACCATCAATATACACAACAAATTCGTTTTTTTCTTTTGTAATCAATACAGGAAAGCCGTTTAACTTTTTGTTAAAAACGGACTTACCAGCGGGCTTTCGCCCTGCTAGTTCTAGTAATATTTCTTTATATCTTTTCATTGTAATATTATTTATATAAAAATACTTTTTAACGAATATTATTCAGTTTCGTCTTCAGAATCGTCCAAAAACTCTTCAATTTCTTCGTCAGATATGTCAGAATCTTCTTCAGAATCGGTTTCAGTTTCGTCCAAATCTGTTTCAATTTCGTCTTCAACGACTTCATCAACGATATCAGTTTCGTCTTCAGGTTCTCCATCGGATACTCCATATACACTGCTTGCTACATCAATTCTTCGGGCATTCAAAGCCGCAACCATTTTATCTTGGATTAGACTATTGAAAGAACCCTCTGCCTTATTCAACTCACCATCTGTGATTTGATTTACAAGGTCTTCAATTGGATTAATTTCGGTTTCACTCATTGTTAAAATTCCTCATTCTCTTCTTCATCGCCACCTTTGGCATTCTCTTTTTCAACTTCATCTTTCATTTGGGTAATATCTTCATCTGAGAACATCATGACATTTTTCATGACCCACTCTCTTGAGAAGTATTCCCCAACATAGTTTGATACTTGGTCAAGAGTTGTAAGTCTCTCACGGAGTAACTCCGCATCTTTCAACTCTGTAAAGTGATTGTCTCTTTGGAAGTCAATATAGATATCACTTTTCCATGATTCCCAATCTTGTTCAGTGATTACACCTTTCAAGATTAGTTGTTTTCTCAGGATATTCGTAAATACCATAGAGAATCTTTTACGCAATCGGTCAATAAACTTCTGAAACTTCACCTCGTCTCGTGAAATTTCAGTGGCTCGACCCAAGGAGAATTGTGCTTCTTGTTCAAGGC